CGATCGATCGGCAATCGGTTCCGATCGACGAGTCGACGCCGGTCGACACGGCCCGTGCCGCGGCGCGCGCCGCGCCCGAATCGGGCGGTGGCTGGGGGGCGCGCGGGGGCCGGCGGCGCGCGGGCGCGCGCGCCGCCACCTCCGACTGGGCCCTCGGCGCCCGCCCCGGCCGCCCTGGCGCGATCCAGTTCGGCAGCCGCCGCACGTTGGGCGGCAATAGCGGCACCCTCATCGATCCGGGCTTTATTCGCCGCTGCAACCGCTGCTGCTTTTTGTGTTGCGATATTTTTCAGCCCTTCGGCATTCAACCCCGTGAGGGCAGATACGGCCTTACCAGCCGCCAATGCAAGCGACACTTCAAGGGCTGCCGATAAAATATCCGCGTTATCAGCAAGCCCATCGAGCACATCGGCAAGCCCGCCAATCGCACCGGCAATATCAGTGCTGATTCCCGAGCCGCTCGATAAAGTGCCTACTAAGCGGGTGAAGGCGGTATCCAGCTCCGTTGCGGCATCACCAATCAGGCGGATTCGCGTTTCGAATTGGGCGTCAACACTTTCCTTAGCTGCCGTTAATGCCTGAACAATCACATCGCCAGTTAACTCGCCAGCCTCGGCCATTGTTCGCAACGCACCGATGTCAGTTCCCAAACCTTCGGCCAAGGCCAACGCCAATCCGGGGGTTTGCTCCATCACCGAATTAAATTCATCACCACGTAAAACGCCCGATGCCAAGGCCTGGCCAAACTGAGTTAGACCTGCTGAAGCACTGGCAGCAGTAGAACCGGATACAGCCACAGCTTTGTTGACGGTTTCGGTCAGCTGCGCGGTTTGCGCCTGCGAAATATTCAGCCGGTCAGCATTCTGGGCAAAGCGCTGGTACACGTTCGCGGTGCCATCCAATGCTTGGCTGGTTTCGCGTGCGATTTTATAAACATCAGTGCTGGCCGCTGTAAGTTCAGCTTGGGTATCTGTCACCAAGCGCAACCGGTTTTGATAAGCCGTCCATGCATCTGTAGAACGGGAAATCTGAACCAAAGAAAACCCGGCTGCCAATGACAATGTGGCGGCTTTAACACTGCTAGCGAGCGTATTAAATCCACCACCAAGGGACTTTTGGGTTTTGTCTAACTGAAGGGCCGAGCGAGTCGCGGCCTCTTGGGCAGTGTCTTGAGCGTTGAGCGATTTAACCGATTTGCGGGTATCGATATCGCCGACTTTCTTTTCGGCCTTGCCCAACTTTTCGGCAGATTGGGTATTGCTATCGAGAGTAGATTCAAACTGCTTTAACGCACGCTGAGCATTTTTTAAGTCAGCGCGCATGCGCAGCGCTAATTCAATTTCGTTGCCAGCCATAAGTGCTATCCGGGTAAGTGTATCTACCCGGTAGCATGCAGTATTTAGTGAAAGTTGTAATTTTGCGGACGCAAAATCAAGCGAAAGGGTTTAGTGAATAGTAGAACGCAGGGGCAGCCGCAGCGGATTCGTGACCGCAAACTCAACAACACCAACACCAGGTAGAGGGGCCACATTCACCGTCACAGCCACATTCAATACAACCGGGGTATTAACACCGTCATCACCCGTAATAGTCACTGCGTAACTACCAGCGGTCAATGGAGCTAACGACAGCAGCCGCCAGATATAACCAGACACATTTGTCCAGGAGAACAGCCCAGCATCTGCCCCACCCAACGTCGGCACCTCTGTACCCATATTGGTAATGGTGTAATCACGGCTAAGGGTTGCACCCTCTACCAACGTAATACTCGTAGGCCCGCTAATAACCGGCGACAAATCATTAACCGTGATCGCCACGGTACGGGTTTCAAGTTCACCGGCTGCGGCATCGGTAACGGTATAAGTAAAGCTATCGGCACCGTTAAAATCGGGTGCGGGTGAATATAAATAAGTGCCATTGCTATTAAAAGACAAGCTGCCGTTTGATACGTCAGTTGCTACCGCATAAGTCAATGCGCCGCCGCTGGTTGTGCTGTCATTTGTCGAAACATCGCCCGCATTATCTACAGAGTTTTCATTAACGACCAGGCTATCATCGGCAGCCGACAAATCAGCAACGGCACCTACAGTAAACGGTACAGTAGCCGAGTCAGTCCCGCCGATCCCATCGCTGATATCATAAGTAATCGTGTCAGCACCGTTATAATTGGTGTTCGGAGAATAATTAAGGGTGTTGTCCGGGTTTATAACTACTGAACCATTTAACGCACTTGCCGCCGTTACAGACAGCGTGCCGCCGCTGGCAACGGTGTCGTTAGCTAACACATCAATATTGTTGTAAGGGGTATCTTCGTCGGTTGAGAATGGGCCGTCGTTGTTGGCTTGTGTTTGCAATTCGCTTGCAAGAACAGTAATAAACTCAAGCAGCCCTGTATCGGCATGAAGAATCCAAAATTGAACATCTTCGTTTGCGCCTACATTGCCATCGGGGAAGATGGTCATTGTATCTGGGTGCCATGCCTGTGAAGTATTTACTGGCACCACACTTAGATTTTCTCCAATATCAGAAGCTGGCGATATGTCTATTAAGTCATAATTCAACCAGGAGTCCGGTAACCTTAGATTAATTAATTGTTCAGAAACTTCTGCGCCTTTTGTTACTTTTATACTAACGTCCCAATTTTCTGAAGTAACGGCCATATCGGTTACAGCATCTTCAGATCCTTGAGTTAGATCAGGAATAATTGTGCTATAGGTTCCAGAACCTGTTGCAGTTAATACCAATACCAGTGGGTTATTTACACCGTTGCTTGCAATAATTTCAACGCTATCTATAGAGCCGCCATCATTGGTCATCGTGAAGCTAAATGACTGACCCATTACGATGGGGTTGCCGCCATTGACTTGATTAATTGTCAATCCAGCAGGGGCAAGCAGCGGATCATTTAATATGATCCTTCCGGCTACAATCAGGGGATCGTTTAAATATATACCCATTCCGAGAGCCCCTTAAAGATTGGAGAAAGTTACGGTAAATTCAACAGGTTTTCCGCCATATAAGAATCTGGCTATGCCTGTTTCTCCGGCAGCAACCCCCTCCAGTGGTGTGTTTGGTAGAACGCCAGACGCATTTGTATTTAATGATTCCGGTGAGTTTGTGATAGGGCTTCGATCGGCCTTCAACAACTGCATGGGAATGGGTGTGTTATCAAGCCGCGTATTAGGCGGCGACCAATGCTCGCCCGTCCAAACCCCGTCAGGAGTCGTAAGGGCTTGAAAGTCGATACCTACAGCCGCAGAAGCCTCTGCGTAAACAAAGTTATCACCGCTGGTCTGACCAGCAACATAGCTAAGCGAATAGCCGCCAGTGTCGAATGCAAACGTGGACACATAAGAGCCATTGCCTGATTTTTGACCCAGACTCGCAGAGGGAGGCGTGTCGAAATCAGCCAGGGCAAGACTTCCCGCAGCATGGCTAGCGATATTCGCATCAGAAGGGAAAGAATCAACCCAATCAGCAAAACCGTGATAAACAACATCTTCACTGTCTAAACTCCGCCCATAAAACAGCAGTGACCCGACAGCGTTCCCTATATCCTGCCCGGTTGCGTCGTAATCAGATCCAACCTGAGTGCCGTTGACAAAAATACGTATCACATTATTTGCGACATCGTGCTTTGCAAAAACATGATAGATCGTATTTAGCTGAGCCCCAGAAAAGTCTTGTTGTGCCCCTCCCGTGGCGGTATCAAGAGCTATGCGTAACGCTCCGACCCCTGTAATACGAAGAATGCCGCCTTTACCGCCTTTTGAGTTTATCAACAACGTTAATGCCGTTGGGAGCGTGTTTCTAAACTCAACAGCAGCATAGAAAGCTTTGCCGGACTGACCATTTGCCACCGCGCCTATCGTCGCTGAATACTGGTTTACAGTTTCGCCACCGGCGACATCTGCACCGGGAAAATAAATACCTGGCATAATCGTTAACCTCGCTTATACGCTTTCAAGGTAAATTGGGCCTAAAGCTTTTTTGGGTCGGAGTTTTCCAAAGAAGTCCAATTGAATCGCTGGGTCGTCGTTATCTACAGCGGTTGCTAACGCCCGAGAGCCCGCCAACGGTGTGAAGTCAAAATTCAAGGGATCAGTGATCAACGGATCAACATTAATCCCGTCAGCCGCAGCGTTGTCATTATTGGGACTATAGATATAATTCTGCGCACCCTCAAAGTCTGCCCAAGTTGATTGGGACAAATTCTTTCCGTTCAACTTTGCCGACGGGAAAGAATTATTAACATCGCGCCATAAATCAAAAGTCCCGCCACTGTAACTGTTTGAAGCGTTGCCAGGGTTCGGCTGTAAATTTAATGCAGCAGCGCCTTTAATCGTAATAGGCCCAAGCTCATTACCATTGACGCTCAGCGGATTCGAAATATCTAATAGCCGCCTGAATCCCTGGCTTGTGTACGGCTGAGTATTTTCAGATTGGAGGAAAATTGGGTTGATAAGACTAATGCCCGTGTAACCAAAAGCCAGCCACTGCCACGCATCCTCATCGGCTTTGAAAATGTTGTTTCTTGCATCAATGTCAAGTGGCGATGCATTGATTGATGTGCTGTTTGCTGGTGAGGCTTGAAGCACTTCTGTACCTCCCGCAATAAAGCAGCGCCCAATAGACGCACCCAAATCCGTATCGCTATACCCATCCCAAGTTTGACTGGCGATAGCCCCGGTACATATTCTTGTTCCGGGCTGCTCGCCGTTTGGCGGGGTAGACCAACCAGACTTGATGGTTTCAAGATGGGACATCTCAATCGAGGCACGACGAGCTGTGGGCATGCGCAAAGCGCCATGGTCTGGCCATTCTGCGTGAGCAAGTTCAACAGTAACGGTTTGCCCGTCAGTTGTCGGATGCTGCAAAAGCTTCATCGATAGTGCAGGCTGTCCGCCAGAGGTGGTCGGTATAATCGTGCAGTCAACACCGTGAATTAACTCGGTCTTATAATATCCGCTTGCATCGTTGTGAAGATAAACAACGCCATCTATAACTTGCAGTCCATCATCGTGAAGCTGAATAGAGCCAAGAGGCAGTAAAAACACCTGCTCAGCATCAAAGTTAGTTACCGTAAAAGTGTCGGAATATGTGGTTTTACCGCCGCCACGAATTTTCGAGTTTTCATTTTGCTTGATGTAGCAGCCAGCGTAGCCACCTTCAACTGTTAGGCGTCCAGACAACCCTATACCAATATCTTGCCAGTCCGTGATGTCACAGCCCCAGTAAGTGACATACTGGTTATAGCCGACACTATTGTTTTCGGCGCACAGTGAGTGCATACCGGAAAAGCCAAGATTAAAAATTGTTCCGTTTGTGTTTGACTCAGACCTTAATGCAGGGCTATTTAATCCCGCCCCCCTTCCGGTAACAGGGGAATACTGTCCACGGATGCTATTTACTGCGACCGTCCATCGCGGACAAGATCGAAAAGCAAAGACTTCTATACCCCTGAAGTGATCTCGAACAATATCAGCCCCTCCAGAAGCAGAGCCCCACTCACCCACAAAAATATCGTAGCCACGAAACTCATAAACGGTATTATTTATGCTTTCAGCAGTCCCCGAGATATGTGATTGCCCTTTGGCAACAAGAATTCCAAGAACGCTACCACCTCCGTCAACACCATTGAAGCCACCGGAAACATAAGCATCTTCAATGTCGTAATAAACACCTAGCGCTGTAGCAGGCGGGGTTTCAACAGAATCACCAGTGATATAGAGACACTTGTCCGGCGTATAGATTGTCTGCCAGTCAGCGACCGTGATTTCAAGTTCGGCATAACCCCAGGCGACAAGTTGACCATTCATTAAACGAGATGAGTAGAATTTGGGGCGATATGTGCCAGGGTTTTCATAAACCTTACGACAAAATCTCAGTTCGCTAAATTCTGCGCTGTCACCGTGAATATGGCCTTTGTTGATCAGAGCTTTGTGTTTTGACCCAGGGTCATCCCAGTCCACAAAGAAGTAGATTTCATCGCGAACGGTTGTCGTAACGCCAGGAAAAATAGAATCGCTGTGAAGATCGACAACGACCGCTTGCCGATTGTGCGGACTCGTAGTGTTGACGCGAGGATTCAATGAGTGTGTATTTAATGCCGGATCTGGCGTTGCTACAGTGGCAAGCTGGCTAATCCTGTGACCGGTTATCGGCGTAGAGCCGCCGCGAGGGCCAGTACGATAGCGACCATCTTTTTTATAGCCAGAAGCATGCGAAAAATACGAACGCATATTAATTGTTGCAGTCATACAACCCTCTGTATATTTTCAGGGTTTATACCTGCATCAACGCCCCTGAAGTTTTTTAAGATGCTTGCTGGCTTTTTTACCGCCAGCAAAAGCCTGGTTAACATCCACCGTCATTGCTTCACGTTTGCGTAACTCTAAGCGCAGGGCGGCTTGGTAATAGAGGTCTACCTGGCGGCGGGTGTAGTGTCTGATTCGGTCTGGGTTGTGTCCGTTGGCGATAAGGGTTGCCCAGACATCAGACCATCGACCATCTGCTTTCTGACTTTTTTGGTAACCTGCGCGCTTAGCAGGTAATCCGTCGCGCAGGTGACGAAAAAAGGGCCGTTGGCACTCCACCACATCGCCAGCAAACGCTTGCCGTCCTGGGGCTTTAATCCCGCAATAAACGGCTCATCAATCCCGGCACTGACTGCGACCATCTTTTGCACAGCGGAAAGATGTTTCGCAACAAGCAAATCAATATCACGCTGGGTAATTTCGGTGTCGCGCATCACCAGCATTAGGTCATCAATAAATGGCTGGGATATAGGCCGCAGTTCCAGCTCTTCTATAAAGCCATATTCTCTGCAAACAATTTCACGCCCAGCAATGGTGTCTTTAAGTTCTGGCGGGTTTAATACCGCCAGATCTTCTTCGGGATTAAGACCCATCAATTACTCCGTAACCCGCAGAATGCGACCGTATTGACCCAGCGAGCCGCCAGCCACTTTGCGACTGTCTAACAGCACCGCACCTTCAACCGACATTTCTGCTAAATCTCCGCCGTCGGTAATCAACGACAACTCACTCAATAAACCGGGGCTAACGTTGTACAGCTCTACAATTTCTGCACGTCCACCTTCGGCCAAGTTAATGCCCTCGTAACGCAACGCAATTTGCTTTTGTGTATCACTAAGAAAAGCCACTTGTTCGGTAGCCAAATAGGAATAAGCAGCGATCAAGGGCATGGTAGGGGCAGGTGAATCCGGCAATGTTTCAAATAAAATATTGCCGAATTTGGTATCAACCGTGTAGTGGCCTGGATCGATAGTGGCTGGCGATCCCAAACTATCAGTAACAACAACACTGCTAACGCCGGGGTTTGCCAATGCCACTTCTTCACCGGCAACTACAGTACCTAAATCTTCGCCGGTTACTGTGCCGCCAACAGCAGTAGCAGTTGTACCACGGGTAAACATGGCAATATTGTCGGCATTAAAATCGTGAAACGTCGCACTGACGTTTAGAGTGTTTTCGATATTGAATTCACGCACGGTTCCTTTTAAGCCGGTATACGATTCTTTGTGACTGGCTTTTTCTTCCGAGAATGCCAGGGATAAAGCGGATACATCACCGGCCCAAAACCATTTGCCGGTGACACCTGCAGTAATAATGGCCAGCTTTACTTTTCCCTGGCCATAAAAATATTCTTCTGACATTGCCGTTCTCCTATTTTTCAGTAACAGCGATTACTGCTGATTAAACAGCAGGAATAGACTTAATGACTTTATGCTGCAGCAAAAATTGTGCTTCGGATCTGGCCACAGTAATTTTATTGCCGGGTTGCAGTACTCGCCCGGCATGGGTATGAACTTTTTCCAAAGTTACTTCAACCTTACCTTCAGCTACTTTTTTAACGTCGGTGTCTGTCATCATCATTTCCTCGGGAACATAAATTCAGCGGTAAATACGAACGGGTAATAAAAAAATCCATCGGTGTACCCCGGTGGCGTAGGTCTTGGTGATCGTGCCAAGGGGCCAACATCAATGGAGGGCTTCCAGCCGGTCAAGGTGGTTAATAATTTACCGATCAGTGGCCCGGCTTGGCGGCGGGCTTCTTCGCCGTCGTTGTTTGCATCGGCCACGCTTAGCGCAATTACTACAGCCCAATTTTGGTTAAGCATCTGCACAGCGCGCTGAGCGCCCTGTTGTTTAGCTGTACTGCGAAGTTGGTCACCCAGGTAAATTACATACACAGCCGATGCATGTTGCACCTGATCATCCATGGCGGCCAAATCGGGTAAGCCGCCAATAAAATTAACATCGGCATCCATAAGGCTTTTTAAGCGATCGATTAATAAAGCTTCAAGAAATAGGTAATCAAAATCCATTACCATTTCGCTCCCCAGTCGTTACGGCCTTCGGAAATTTGGGCAATGTCGTTTGTCGGCACAACACCGCCAGCACTGTCTAAACCCAGGCTTAATTCACCTCTGGCTAAACCCCGCAATAATTTACGCTGTGCTTCGGCTGCCAGAATGGCCGGATGTTCTGCACCCACGCGGGTATGCAACGCGGCATACACTAAGGTACAAGCAATTTTTTTAAGTACGGGCGGCACATTAACAAGCGGCAATGTGTAGCGGCTGTGCAAATGCATATCAATTTCGCCATCTATATCGGCGATGGCCCGGTCTACTTTTTCAACATCAACGGTGGTAGGCGGCTTGTTGGTAACGTCTGTTAGCAACACCAGGCTTTTTTCGTCGTAAGTTGTAATCAAGTCCGCAAGGCTGCAGTACATGGTTTATGGCTCGACTATCTCTGCAGGTGGAACCTGAGCATCCACCACAATTAAATTCGGTTCATTCTTTAGCAGCTCAATTTCGGCGGCGGACAATGCATCCAGATCAATCAAAATAGGCTCTACACCAAAGCGCAGTCCACAACGGCGAAAAGTGCCGCGCTTGGTGCTAACCGCAATGGCCGGAATTGAATCAAGCGATGTAGAATCTGTTTTTTTTCGGGCTGCCATTCTGTCATCCTTATCAAATAAATTGGGCCGACCACCATCTATAGCTGATGGCCGACCACTTCGGGGGGGTATCAGTTATTGCCGACACTTAGGCAGTTGCCAACCAGGGGTTCATAATCAACTGTGACGTTCCAGCCCATTCGTTAGTATCACCGCCACCCGCCAGAGCATTAACAACCACACGCTTACCCGCGCCTTCTAGCGTGCTTGGCACCATGGTGTGGGTATGACGCAACGCGAGCGGACGGGCATAATCACCGTTCAAGCTCTGCAATTGCTTACGTGCCGCCTCATAGCTGTCGGCATCAAAAGTTTGCTTACTGCGCACAGCTAACTGCCACAGGCCAGCCCCCGCATTCACACGGGCATCCACACCAAACATGAATTTGTCTTTCATAAAGACTTCTGCATCATTCAAGTTCGTGATCGAACGGAAGTCATAGTCACGGCGTTTCTGAAAGATGATTGGCTTAATCATCCGCGACAAGTCCATCACATACCATGCGGGGCCAGATCCACCCATATCATTGGAAACCGAAATCTCCTGACCATCAGCATCCAGCACAGGGTGATCAGTATCAAACAGGTTTTGTCCGTCATAGCAGAGCGGGTTACTTTGCAGCACCTCTACTACCAGCTCGTTGGGATGCTCACGGGAAGAACGACCCATTTCGGAAAATAAAGGTGAATACAGTCCGTAGGTGTCATCATCAATCGCATCGCGCTCGACACCTTCAGTCAGCTCAAACTTACGGTTTTTAATCGTGAAGTCAGAACCTTCCAGGCTGTGAATAACCCGGTCGCCAATCCACTCACGCAACCGTGGCAAAGTTTTCAACCAAGGGTAAGACTCAATAGCCTTAGTGCTGGGCACTTGGGTTGAAAACTGCTCAAAGATAGAGCCATTTTCCCCCAAAGAACTAAAGCCCTCTTGGAAGTTGGTTTTATACGCTACTAACAGGGCGTTCAAATTTGCGCTGGTCAGATCCATTGTTATGGCCTCTAAAAAAGTTGATTAATTCCGTTAACGTTACGGTGTTATTTAATGTGATTAATTGGCGGTATACGCTGTGGCACCGTATTGTGGCCCCATCGATACCCACACGCCGTTTGCATCTACTTCATCCACAATGCCTGCTACGGATCGGGTGCCTGTGCCATCGGTTTTGGCCACAGTTTGGTCATCCACCAGGTAACACACTTTGCCAACATCAGCAGCCACCACAGCATCAGCATCGTTGGCAAAATAAAATACGCCGCTCTCCACCTCGACTTGCACATCGCCATTGGCACCAGCGCTGTTATCTATATATTTTGCAAAGCGACCCAGCGGGATAAGGCCAGTTGCAGTAGATGCTGGCTGGCAAAATCCACTCGCATTCTGCACAGCAATAGTGCCTGCAAAACAGATAGCTGCAGCGGCAACTGGGTATCCACGGCGACCATGCAAGCGCTGTGGGGTATTTCGGTTTTTGGTTGCAGCGGTCATGCGTAAGTCCTCTTACAATAAATGTGACGATTCAGCAGCTCAGGCTTACGCCTTTGGCTTGTTCTCTTTGAATTTCTCGGCAGAAATTCCCATATTGCTACAAACGGCCAGCTCTTCTTCGGTTAACCCGGTTTCGTTATCCGCAGGCTTTTTACCCTTGGTTTGCGACGCTACCAGGGCAGCAATGGGTTGTGCGGCACCCAAATATGACGTTAATGCCGCACGATCAGATTTACCCAAATCACGCGCCCAGTTTTCCATTGATGGCAACAGACGCCCGTCAGCAAGCGCGGACTGAATGTCGGCTTCGGTGTCTGTACTTTCGCGCTCTGCCATTTTTGATGTCAGCACAGCCAGCTCACCCTTAATAGTCTCCACAACACTAACCGGCACATATTCGGCAGGGTTGGGCTTGTGTGTTCTTAATGCCGTGCAAGCAGCCACCAGGTCTTCTTCCCCGGCTTCGGCTTTAGCACCCAAGGCTTCACGCAGCTTTTTCAGTGGGTCATCATTCAGGCGAGCGGTTAAAGCCGCCACTGCCTGCTCTTCCGTTGTGTCATCCTTCATACCCAAAGCAGCGATTAATGCAGCTAACAACTTCATATCCATTTCCTCGTGGTCAGTGTTTTCATGTAAACCAAAGCAGGCCGCTGCCCGCAACTCCAACGCGCGCATACCATGCACCGCCGGAAAGTTAGTGAGTGCCGCCATTTCTATTTCAGTCACATCGCCCTTGCGGTTGTAACGAAACACAGGGCTTATATAGAGATATTCTTTGGCAGCGATAGCGTTACGGGCGTTAGCAGTAAGCTCCACTCGGGCAAACAAACCTTCACCATCCCGCCACATGAGTTCTCGCATCCATGCCGCCGCCGGAGCAGGCATTCCGTTTTGTTCTTTATTAAGGGTCTGGTGTTCGTAGTCGATGACGACAGGCTGGTTGCGCTGGTTAAAGCGATCAATCACCTGCGTAGCAACGGCTCGATCAATAAACCAAAACGGCACCAACATCTCGCGGCCATCTACCGGCTTAAATTGTCCCGCTGGCGTTAGCTGCAGAATAATTTCATCCGTATTGGCAGCCGGTACCGGCAGTGTGTAACTGCAGGCGGCAACGGCAAAAGCAATGGCAAGAGGTTTTGGTTTCATGGGGCCAGCATCGCAGAAGCAGCATGGCAGGTAATTTTGCTCAGGCAAAAATAAGAAGGGTTAATTGTGAAAAATTGGATAGCAGCAAGATGGTAACGCGACGGAGCAATTCAAAAGCCCTGCAGCGCGTCCTGTGCGTGTTTATAAACGCGGTGCATCTGAAAACCTGAGCATTCGTACCAACTCCGCTCTCGTGCGCTTACAGGGGCTTTGAATTTGATTTTTAGTTTACGGGGTCAAGGATGAAATCTGCAAACAAATTCAGAATGTTTTGCGCGGTAGCGGGCAGCAGTTTTTTATTGTTATCAATCGGCAACATGGGCCGGGCTGGGATATAAAAACTATAAGCTTTACGGTTTGCATCCTGAGCAAAATTACTTTTGGATTTTTTCACAAAGCGGTTACCCACCGTGCCGTCTTTTTTCTGACGAAAATACAGCGACTGTTTACGCGCTGGCATGGTGATGGTGCCACCAAATTGATGGATGGCTGCGTAAGGGACATTACTGCCGATCAAGCCATAGTCATCAGTAGCCTCTGTACTAAAGCTGCGCGCCAGTGCATTGCTCACTTGCAAGATAGGGTGGGCACTACCTCGCGCTTTTACGGTACGCGGCTTTAATTGTGGCCAGCCTGGGCCTTCATCCTGAAAGCGCAACTCGGTAGCTGCGGCCAGCTCCTGGGTGATGGCAACAAACAATCGCTTTGGGCGATCTATCAGCCCGAGCATCTGGTTTAATGTTGCTTGTAGCTCCTCACTGTTCAGTTCAACTTCAATTGCCATCTGGGGTCACCGGGTTTATCCTGTTTGCTGTGAGGGGTTGTTTCCAATGGGAACGGTTAGGGTTTTGATTCAATCAAGGCGCTATTATCCGGTTCGAATCCGGCACCCCTCATCTAATTTGCACATATAACCCGTCTGCTACACCACTGCTTACATCACTCGCTTCGACTTTAAATGCGGTTACTACATCATCTATCCCTTGCTTGGCATAGGCTTGTCTGTTCGCACGCACCACCACTTTTATCAGTTGTCCATCCCCAGCGTTTTTAATGTACACCAGGTTATTGTTGTCGGTCTGCCGGTACACCGCATCGGGTGCTGCAAGCCAAGCAGGCAATTGTTTGAACTCCGAAGGCGTTAACGCATTGCCCGCGCGCCGGTGCCGCTCAAACTTGGGGCCAACCAGCAGCGCATCACGCAAATAAATCAAGCCGCTATGGGGGGTTACACCTTCAGTAGCCAGCGCGGCAATATCAGCTTGGGTCATAACGCCAATACCGATCAGTTTATTTTGATCTACCCGTTTACGTGCCTGTTCTTTTTCTACGTACAGTTCAAACCGGCGGGCATTATCCACAAAGGCTTCGTACCCTTGTTGCCGTATCGGGTTCAGCAACAATGTTTGCATCTCGGCAATACCGGCATCATTGCCGAGCGTGCGCTGCGCCTTGGCGAATATTTGGTTATCCAATAAATGGCTTTGCGATGGGCCACCGTTAAAACCGGGGTCGGGGCTGAACTGTACCAGCTTGCCAGCGGCATCGGTTGTCTGCAAAACCGTTACCTGTGTTTGGCGCACTTCGCCGGTGGTTTCATTCACGCCCATCTCGACGGTTTTGGTGCTGAGCTTACCGGCACTGGTTTGAATAGGTATGCCACGGCTTTTCACTTCTGCCTCGCTCAATGCAATGATGCGGCAACGGCAGTTAAAGCCATTGGGGGGCAGTAGCGTTTGCCAAATCGGGTCATCCCACCGCCACACCTTGCCGTGTAATGCGCTGTGGCTGGGGCGTGTACGGCTGTCATTAACGGCAACATACATCCAATAGGGGTGGGTGTCTGTCGCCTCCAGGGCCGCACTGTACCGGCCTGCCATATAGGCGCTTTGCATATTGGTTTGGTAAATGGTGGATAACCGGCGCGGGCTGCCCAATTGCACTTGCTGTGCGTCGCCCTGGGCGTTGGTGATAATCTGCTTGCCCCACCAGCCTTTGGCCTGTAATAACGGGGTCAGGTTTTTTTGAAAATCCCGAAGGGTTTTACCTTGTTGTAAATTGTCGACCAGCCCGTTACGGATATCCTGCAAAATATCCAGCCGCATACCCTTGGCCACCGTAAACGATCGGGCATGGGTGGCGGCATCCACATCGTGCCAATCCCAGGTAATGGCAAAGCCTTTGCCCTGCAAATAAGCGATGGCATCCTTGGGCGGCAAATTCATAATCGCCCGCAGATCAGCTGTGCTGGGTACCGCCATTATTCAGTGCGCTCCGCAGCCACAAACAACCGGCCCCAGGCATCAGCGGCAAACATCATTTTATGCAGGGCATCAATCAGTTTGCTTTCATCCATGTTGGGCGCAGCCTCTGCCAGCAGGCCCAATAGTTCGAACTCGCTTTTACCGGCCTGGATGGCGGCGATCAGTGGATCCAACATGGCCATGCTTTGCTGTTGCAGCTGCTCGGCTGGGATATCATCAAGCGCATTATCAAGCTGTTGTTGATCATTAAACGCCGGGGCGATAATAGACGTAAGTGCTGTTACTGGCAGGTCTTCAACAGCGGGTTTCTTGGGTTGTTGCTTAGTGGGTTCAGGCGCTGGCGCAGCACCAAGCACTGGCTCGTTATCTACCGGCTCAGGAATGCCCATTTTTTCACGCGCCCAAGAAACAGGCACCGCCAAACCCATATTAACCAATGCCGGTAACGATGTGGCCATAGCGGCCATGTCTTCTGGCTCTTGTAGCTGGAATTCAAAACGTGGGCAACGGCGCGGGTCTTTCGCTCCACGGTTAAGCATAACCACTGGCCACAATAAATCGCGGGTGAGCGTTGCCGCCAGTTGCTTACAATCCGAGTCACGCAAGTCTTTACGCACTTCGTTATGCACTTCACCCAGGGCATGAGCACCGCCACCCGACTCGCTGGTATTACTCGTGAGTGTGCCACCCAAAATAGCTTTGCTTTCTGCCTCATCGGCCCAGCGCATCATGGCTAAAAACGGTTCGCTGTTGCCTTCGGCTGCGTTTTCAAAATCGATAGTCATGCTCTCGGGAATAATACCAGCCGCTGAATGGCCAAGCCCCATGACGGCCCGCAACAATGTCATCTTTTCTTTATCTGTTGCGCCGGTAGGGTATTTACCGAGGCGTATGGGTAAACCGTAAATCTCAAGCATTTCGGCTAAATCGCTAACCGCGTAATGCTTGAACAAATAAGGCCACACCAGCACGCGGTACAAACCACTGCGAGCAATATAGCCACTCAGCGCACGCGGGGTATGCATAATCCAGTTAAGCGGTTGGAGTACTTCGCCACCCACTGCACCGCGCAGGCGTAATTCGTTCTGGTTATCTTGCGCGAGCTGGAACCAGCTTTGCGGACGCAGCGTAAAACAATTTGGGAACCATTCTTTGCTGTAGTTGTGCCAGCCCTCGATTTCTATAGGAGCAAAGCCATGGCCCAACCCCTCCATCAAATCGACGATTAAGTTTTCAAAACATTCCAGATCCTTTAAATATTCGGCAGCATATTCCGCATCGGCTTTTTCTCTAGCCGTGGCGTTACGGGGTGGCACTACATCCCAGTCTGGCACCAGCACCGCGCGCTTGCGCTTGCTCATTTCGCTAAAGATATGGGCATCCCGCTCCTGGATATCCATAAATAATTCAGACTGAGATGTCAGGTTACCTTGCTCGGCCTCTTGCAAAATACTGGCAAGCTTGGCAGGCGTTAACCCTTTAGCCGGATGGCCCGCAAACTCCCGATGCAGGCCAGCCAACTTGGCGGTTTGCGGCTCGCGAATGTCATCGCGCTTTAAGGGATTACCGTGAATATCAATTAGCATGTTGTGCTCCGAAGTTTCAGAAACCGTTACCAGTCGCCGCCAAAGCGGCCATATAAATCGGCGTTATCATCGTCTTCGTCCTGGTCGCTACGGCTGTGTCTGCCGGGGGGGATGGTGGCTTCTATAGGCCCGCCAGAACTCCAGCTTGCGCAAACCGCCATGGCAAGTGATACCGCCGAATCGCCGTGACGTTTTTTGCCGTTACCGGCTTCCAAATCTTTTTGCCGCCCCTTGTCGATCAGCGGAATACCTTTTTCGAGTTTGATACTTAGCAAATCATCCAGGGTGCTTTGATGGCGTGGAAGCTCAATATTGAATGCCTCAAATTCGCCTTTCAGTTTGGGCATCCATTCGGCATACCATGCCTGACTTAATTGCACCTGCTGGATCATGCTGGTGCCAAATTTAAGCGCGGCTTTTTCGGCCAAGTAAGCACCATTGCCGGTTGCATCAAATGCCGCACCACTAAAGCCTGGTAAACGTGAAATGATGAACTGCACAACTTGCCACTGTTGTTCAAACGTCAGGTTGCGCAACTCAACCCGAAAAGGCACACGTTTACGTAAGTTAGGGGAAATAGTCAGTGGATCGAGTACGGTTAAATCACCACGGCGGGCAAAGTCTTCACCGAACACATGCCGACATTTTTCGGGCAAGGCTTTGAGTTCCGGCAACAGGTTATCCAAACACCACTTTTCAATTTCATCGCGCCGGTGCTGATCCGACCATTCCATAAAACCTTCTGGGGCTTCATAGCGGTATATAGTGATTGAGTGGTCGGCCACCATCGCGGCTTCGATAAGCACCCGAGACAGATAATTACCGCCGGATTTTTTAGGGATACAGCCGTATTCTTCTTCAGCGCTTTCTGTATTGGGGGCGTTTTTATATAAGTCATCACGCCACTTCTTTTCTGCCTCTACCGACCAAGCTTGCCCGGTTACAAAGCAAATCCGCTGATATAAGCCCTGGGTTATTGCATCGTCCAGGGTAATACGGTGAATACTGTAATCTTTGCGGCCTTCGCGGGCATCCTGGATATATGTGTTAAAGGCATTATCAACACCGTTGTGGGTACTGATCAACCGCACTTTGTTGCCCCACATGGTCAATGCCAAGGCAGCTTTTAACAGTTCTTCTAGCGATTCATGGAAGGCGGCCTCATCGATCACCACATCACCCTGCAAGCCCCGCAAGTTACTGGGACGGGAACTCAACGCCTGTATTTTGCGGCCTGTTTTCGGAAAGCGGATCATGTATGTCAAAATTTCTTCTTTTTTACCGCTATCCCAAAAACTCATTTCATAAACATCAGCCTCGGCCAACTGATTAAACGCTTTGGCAAACAACGCACAGGCGGCGATATATTCCAGCGCCATTTCTTGTTTGCTGCCCACATAAAACGTACTGCAGCCACCACGCTTGCGGGGCTTGGCTGCATTAATCACATTACGTCCTGCCTCGGCCCAGGTTAAACCGGTGCGGCGGGATTTTTCGGCGATCATGATTTGGCTTGTGTCTTCAAACCAGCGCTGCTGATAGGGCAAAAAAACCGGATCGTTATCCGGTACTGCGTTACCAATATCCTCTGGCACATCGACGCCGTACAGCGCCATCTCTTCCGCTAAGTCAATCTTGCGCGGTGGCGAATGCAGCTGCAGGCTTGCGTCTTGGGACATTACGATTTACCCAGCAATATGCCGCGAATACGTGCCTCTAACTGGTCGCTCATGCCATCGGCACCGCGCAGCTCGTCATCCAACCGCTGCTCTTGTTCATCCAGTAGCTTTTTACGTGCGCGCTCTTCAATAGCGAATTTCTTCTGTGTAACGCTGGCGCGACCAAGTTCGGCAACGGCTTTTGCCACTTTTGGTAAATCGAATTTACCTTCTTCTGCCAGCAGCAATTTAAATAAATGTTCTTGAACTAGACGCATTAACGCCTCGTTCACTGCACCTTCTTCATCTGGGGCCGCATCCACCACGGCACGCGCTTGTTCGCTGGCCATTTTTAATGCCGACAGGCGAGATTCAAAATCTTGCCCGTAGCGATGCAGTGCAGACTTGCTGATTTCAAAGCCCCGGTCGGCCAGCTCTTTGGATAACAATTCGTAATCGCTGAAATTGTTCTCGGCCAGGGCTTTGTCTAACCAGGCTTTGACTTCATCGGGTAGTTGTAAGACTTTGCTGCGCGGCGCCATAGATCACCCGGCCCAATATTTGGTGGGGCGCGCAATGCCGGGTAAACACTCCACTGTGTATTCCGCGACATCCACACCCAAGCTGGTTAAGTCGGAATACCACACGCCGGACGGGTCTTTTTTAACCTCGACTAACAAGCGATCGTGCAAATAGTCCAACTCCCGTCTAACTTCCAACGGGGTTGCATCCGGGTAGATCGCTTGAACCGTGGTTAGCACAAGGCTTTCATGCGTAGAGACTGGGCGCGCGGTATTCAATATTAACAATATGCTCCAGCGCATAGACTCGCGGCGGGTTTTAGCGTGATCAATATTCATTTTTTTGCCGTCTCTTTTAGTTGCCAGTTTTCAAACTTTAACGCCACTGCATCCAACTTGGATTCAATGACAGCCTGGTTACGCACATAGTCTTCCCGTCTTACATATTGCAAAGGCATGTCAGCTTTTAATGTTAGCAACTCCCTCTCTAATCGATTCCACTCTTTTGCATCCGCTTCGATGGTGTCTAACCGACCATTCATTTGCCGAAATTGTTGGCGCAGCGTTTCAAATTTCCCTTCCAGCTTTTCTTCAAATTGTTTAAAAAACGACTGAATTAACATACGAAAAAGCCAGCCAACAATTGCCAAAATACCACCAACAACCGTTATCCCAATGGTAATCAACATAGGCATTTCTATCGTTATATTCATGGGTGATGCGTGTCCCGTTGTGATTGACCTTGGATAAATTCAAAATATCGACCGGCACATCGGCCATACGCGTCGTACATCGCTTTTAACGCGGTTGCATTCTCATCACAGCTATTATCACCGGGCCTTGGCACCGGCGGGCACGGCACCATTAATGCCGCTGGCTGCGGCGTGGTCTGCACGATCGGCGGCTTGGTGTATGAGCTGCATGACGCGATCATCAAACACACACTCAACACGTAAATGACTCGTAGTAGATAACGCACGTTGAAGCTCCTGTGTGGTTTGCTGATTCTGTTTTTGTTGCTGGGCAAGGGTGTTACTTAATTGCAAGTTGAACGTGTTGGCTTCTTTGCTGAGCAGATCGACCTGATTAATTACGCCGGTAAGGGATTTAATATCAGCACTCTGGCAAACCTGCACTGCTTGCGCATGGCCTTGGGTGTGACCGTATAACCAGCCCCCAAACCCTGTTGCCACAATGGTTACAACCCAGGCAACGGCCAACGCAATAAGGGTTTGAATTTTCAAAACCTAAACCTCTTACACACACCACGGCCCCACAGGTTGCTTTCGTACAGTGGTTCCCAGCGGCTTAAAATAATGCGCGGGTAGTGTCGGTTCTCTTTAAAATTGGCTTGGGAGCGGCCCGCATTGAACCGCTCAATCTCATTAAACCAGGCTAGCCCCCTGGCCCCAGAAGCCAGGGCCCACCGGCGGGCGCGGGTTACCCCACCCTGGCCACCGGCATAAACCGGCAGA